TATAATATTAAGATTATTTTTGAAACCAATATAAATATTCGATATATTGGTAAATATTTCTCTATTATATATTAAAATCTCTCAAAGTGAATAATATATAATAATGATATTCTATATTTTGCGAAGAGCAACAAAAGGAGTATAACATATGTCTACATTAAAATTAACACCTTCTTATTTGAACAGCTATGAGGCTGCTCACAAAATACTTTCTAAAAATCCTTGGTTTCAAGAAAGCGATTGGCTTTCGATGGCAAGAAGTGGTGAACTTGACCAGTATATTACGGTTCTTGCAAACACAGATAAAATTACTGATAAAGACAAGTTTTACAGTGATTACAATTATGCATACGCAGACGACCAAACCAGGGTTGCTGCATTGTACAATGAACTTCTTGCAGATAGAAGTAATGTCGACGAACCTCGTAAAAGATTGGCACTCGACTCTTCCGGTAATGTTATATTGGATGCAAAAGGAAAACCTACATATGAGAGTTTCAAAGCATCTGACTATGATTATTACAAATCTGTAATTAAAAATAGAAACGACGAACATTATCAAGAATACCTCATTGAGCAGGAAAAAGAAAGAAAAAACTCAATGAATGGATTTGTAAAATTTTTAGGCGACACAGCTTCAATAGGAACTGAACTTGTTTATGGATTAGCAAATCAAATAGACAACTTAACGAACAGTATTGCAGCAATAGGCGATGGAATAACCGCATACTTCAAAGATGAGGACGTTGCAGACGCGATTGTTGATACTAATGCAAGTGATACTTGGAGATGGTTTGAACAGTTAGGGGTACAAGATTGGATAGTTGATTTTGAACGTAGATATACGAACGTTCGTGACTTAGACGGAAATTACTCTAACACAGGTAAATATCTTGGCGGTATTTGTAGTACATTAGGACAAATGTTACCTTCTATGGTCGGTGGTAAAGTAGTTGGTTCAGCTGCACAAAAGGCAGGAGCAGCGGCTAAAACCGTAAATACATTGTCACAGATAAGTTCTACTTTAATTTTCTATCAGGGAATTACAGCAGGAAACATCCGGGATATGTACAAACAATTTGCAGCTGAAAAAGCATCGGTACCTTCCGGTGCAATTCTTGCAAATGCCAGCATAAAATCTGCATTACAGTGGGCGGTCGAGGTAGGACTTGCCAAAATCTCCGGTGGTAGTACGATAGATAATGTCGTATTCGGAAGGTCTATTCGTACAAGTGCAGGCTCTACTCTTGCAAAATCTGCCGGAAAACGACTGTTAAGTGACTTCGTTACAGAAGGACTTGAAGAAGTATTCCAAGATACATCTGACTGGCTTGTTGATAAAGCATTCTCTGTACTTATCAATGAAAACTTCGGTAAGGTTACTGAGATTAGTTACCAGAGTTTGATGGACTCCTTCATCATAGGTGGTTTAGCTTCATTTGCAGGTTCTGCTTTGAATATAGTTACTACTAAAAAGGTTGCAACCGGACAAGTTAAGACCAACAAGAAAGGTGATACAAAGTTAGATAAGAAAGGAAACGTTAAAGCAGAAAAACTCGGAAAGTTAGCATCCTGGGAATATGGCTTGGATATGCAGAGTTTTATGAAAAACTATGTTGAACTGCAAGAACAAGCAAAAGGATTTCTTAAAAGATACGACAAAGATAGTACTGAGGCTAAAAAATATGCAGCGGCTATAACCGAGATGTATGCTGCATACCGTATGTTAAGTTCTGTCTACGGCGAGATAGGTGAAACTCGTTTTAAGAATGCTAACCAGGTCCTTTCCGAAATTACTAACTTAGTCAATAATGGTAAATTTACAAACGACAGTGCATATAATATTGGACAAGAGTTGATGAACAGCTTAACTGACCTGCGCAAGAATAGCTTAGAGAAAACTCTTGTAGCATTGGAAAAAGCAAAAATCACTCAACTTGCAGACGTCATAGAACGAGATAGCGACTTAACTCAACTTGACATAGACGAAGATACTAAAAAGTCAATCCAACAGTTGTTTGACGGTGACGACAATGTTAAGAAAGTAATACTTACAAAAGATGGTGCAAATATTGCTGTCGTAGACGACTCATTGTTTGTACCTATCAATTATGCAAAAAATGCAGACGGTAGCACATTGTATGAAACTGTTGCAGAACAAACTCTTGTTGAAGCAATATCGAAAGGTAAATTCAAAGGTGACGTTCTTAACTTAGTACTTGAAACATTCAAAAAAGTAACAGGAAGAAACGATGCCTCTATGGAAGAAGCTATCTACAATCTTGTATTTAATGACAGTTTCTTTAACATTATGCTTTCTACTGCGAATAAAGATATGTATTCGTTACTGTCTTCGTTGATTAGTATAGAAGATAACGTTGTATCTAACAAACTTCGTGACAAGATATACAAAAAGAAAATTGCTACAGTTGTAGAAAGTATGACACAATCTTTGTACAACTATTGTATAAATCAACCTTACGCAGACTATCGTCTTGATGTGTTTACTAAAACTCAAATAGATAAAATTGCTGCAATGAGATGGTGCAGAAATTTGTATGCAAGGGTTATCGACAATACTTCTTACAAACATCTTACCGACAATGACTGGAATGTACTTAACAATAGGGTAAACAGTTTGCCGGTATCTCAGCAACAAAAGGATAAAATATTAACCGCATTAAAATCGAGTAATAAAGATACTCGTGCTTCTGCAATGAATAAAATTGCATTGGTGTATAAAGGTATATTTACTACTAATTATGATGGAACGGTTTATATGCCTGATACTAACACTGCAAATAGAACGTTCAACTCTTGGCTTCAGTCGATTGGACTTACTATTGAAACCTTGACCTCACTTGAAATTGACGAGAATACCAAAAAGACTATATCAGAACTGTATGGAGCATTTACCACAGAAAACCTGATAAAGTTTAGACAAAGTCAGTTTATGCAATATTGCAATAACTCGTTCATATTCCGGTACGATAAACAAGGTAAGTTAGGTATTTACGAACACGAAACTAACAAACAGGTTGGATTTTCCGAATACAGAACTAATGCAGAAGCTGTCTTGGCAGGAAATGATTTTGACAAAAGAACTACTCTTGAAAGAAGTTACAAAAAGAACTACATTGTCAAGGAAATACTGAACAGTGAAATAGATGCTGCTACTGCTGCCTATTTGTCAATAGATGACGTAATATCTAACCCCTCATTGTTGTCGGAGAAAATGTTAGCCGACATACAGATGACCTATGGAGATGTAAATCAAACTTCCACGTTCTTGTATTTGAGAGAATACTTTATAAACAAGTTCAAAACTACAACTGTTGTAGCATTATCCGATGGCACGTATGGATTTGCAGATATTCGTCCTATGAAGTCGATGTTAATTAACGAAAAGTTTAGCATTGACAAGAAAACAAAAATTTCGGATATTATTAAAAGCCAATATTTACAAGGTAGATTAAAAGACGTAAAAATTAAGTTGACCGACCGTAGAATTGTTGCAGAATACAATGCTGAAGAAAATACAATTTACGTAAACGAAATATATGCATCGAGAACAGACAATTATCTCACCTTTGCAATATTACACGAGTTCCAACACGCTATTCAGGTAGAAAATGGTATGAACCTTGGTATGAATGCTAATTGGATAAATTCTAATTCTATTAGTAAGACTGCCAAAAAAGAAATTATTGCAGATGTTAAGAAACATAGGCCTGAGTTATTTGAAGGTGTTGCCAAAGGAAGTAACGAAGAGGCAAAAATTGTAAACGATTTTGTATACTATTCGTCAGGAGAAAGCACAGCTTACGGTATTGATGCAAGTCAACTTGTAAACTTCTATCCTACTGTGGTAAATGCTGACAAAGGTATTAAGATTACATTCCCTTGGGGTAGCACTTATAGGATTGACGGAAAACTTTCAGAAAACGGACAAAGTATTGTTGGAGACATTACGTCTGTTTTCGACAAGATATTTGAAAAAGCGTTATTCGATAAAACGACTGAAACGGATATTATGGAATGGAGAAACAATATGCGTTCAGTCTTTATTGCAAATGATGGTTCTTTGAGAGCTGTTAAAGATGGACAAACTCATTACTTAATTATGAGTCCTATAACGAATAATGGTACAATTCAAACTGCTGTTAAGTTCTTTGATACGTTACCTGAAGTATCGGTTCAAAAATATGGACTTAAAAGTTTTGTAGTGGTTAGAGTAGGTGACAGTATGAGTAGAAAAGCACAGCAAAGCTTGTTAATCATTATGGACACCTTGTATTCGCAAAATATTCCTTTTGAGTTAGGTCCTATCTTTGAGGCAGACGACGGAAACATTGTTCTAAACTCTGAACGAGCAGAAAACAGTGATGAACTTCTTAATAAATATAACGTCCTTAGGATTTCCGAAAAAGCAAGTAAGTTAGGTTCAATGTCAATCAAACAACCTGGCAATATTGAAACCAAACGTTACGTCACACAAAAAGAAGGAAAAGACACAAACCTTGAGAAGTATGGTTATACCGCTAAGTACAAAAGAACTCAGATGGATACCAAACTTAAAAACTTCATCATAAATGCAAATGAAGACATTGCATCAGAGCTCTGGAATAAAGTAAAGTCTGGCAAGATAACCACATCTGACGTGATGGATTATTTGAGAGATGCCGACAAGATAGACGACAAAACATTCAAACTCATAAACGATTCGTTTTTCAAAAATAGTAAGATAAAAACATTTGAAGAACTTAAAGCTAAAATCAATGAGTCGTCGAAATATTATGCTATGAGGGCTGTATTAAAATCTGCAGGCTTCGGTGAGGCTTTACTTACCAATGCAAATCCTGAGTTATTTAATGGAGTACTCGAAATAATAAACAAAGATGAGAAACTTAAAAAACTTTTTGACGAGATAGACAGTAGGTATCATACTTACAGACAGCAAGGTCTTGACATAAGTGAAAAGTATTTAAGAAAACTTTGGATGGAGTATTTCGATGGAACCGTGGCAGCAGGCGGCTATATTGCAGCTATAGCAAAAATTGCAGCGATTTCCAAATGGAAAATAACAGGTGAAGGTTCTACTTTGTCTACTCGTTCTCTCGATGATACTGTAGGCAAAGATATGGCTCTTGAAGAAGTATTGGAAGACGTTTCTGCAAAAGACGCATTTAGTTATATCTTAAACAACGGTGATAGAAGTGATAAGATAGACGACATAATTAAAGCAGTTACACCTAAAATCATCAAAAAGTTAAGGGAAATGGGTCCTTTGAAAGCCGAGAGATACTTGCAACAAAAGCGTGAACAGCTTGAGGAAATGAGTGACAGAGACTTTATAAAGTCGTACAAAAAATATGTTGAAGGTCAAAGCGAGGAAGAGATAAACAAAATGTTCCTTAAAACTATTATTGTAGAAACGGGAGCAATAGATATTTCCAAGTTAAGTGACCAACAACTCGACCAACTTGAAATCACTGCGAATACTATATCTAAAAAAGTTGACAGACCTAACACAGCTGTTGTAAATAACATTAAGTCTTTGGTTAGAACTATAAAAGCAAATCTTAGCAAGAAGGACGCGGCTCGTTTCTTAAAAGACAATGGCGACATTTTTGACAACAACCTTGATGTAAAGAAAGATTTGTATCAAACGGTAGATGACAAAGGAAGAATTAGGTTAAAAGATGCTTCGGAACTTTTAGAGCTGGAAAACAGAGTTAGACAACTTAGTAAGAGTGTAAGAGCAAATGACTATTCGTCCGAACAATCGTTAAGGTTTAGGAAGAAGATGAACAGGGAGCTGGAAAAACTCCGTATAGAAAATGAACATCTTGCAGAGAAGTTAGGAAAAAGTAAAACACAGGTACAAGCAGTTACCTATGAAATTGCAGATGACGTAATTACAATAGACACTAAAAAGGAAATACCTCCTGCATTAAAGAGAATACTTGAAAGTAACTTTAGTAAACCTGCAAAGTCTACTACTCAATATTTAACAGAGCAAGACCAAATGCACGTTCAAAGTAACTTTAAGAAGTTTGTTTCGGAAAACGTAGAATATTTGATTTCCTTGACACAGTCTGACGTAGACCAAATAATTGACTTCTACTTAACGAGTGAGATTATTCCGTCTACAAATAAAGCAAGACAATATTCTGCAATTCAAGTTTATTTGATGACGTACATTATTAGTAATGCAAACAGCGGTAGATTTTTGCTTACTGATACACAACGAAGCGAATTAACTACAAGACTTGAAGGCATCATATCAATGTCTGCAGCTAACTTGTCAAACTGGAAAGCAGCTATGAAACTTCTTAAACCTGAGGAAACTTTAATTCAGTCGGCTGCCAAATCTACCGGTATAGAGTTTGCTGTAAGTGATGTTCAGGCTCTTGTAGAGGCAACTAACTCTGGAGACATAGAAAGGATACAAGCTGCCAAAACTGCAATGTATGAGAATGCATTAAAGTCTTACAAAGGAAGAAAACAGTCGTTCTTTGACAAATTGTTAAAATTTGAACGAATGGCTATGTTGTCCGGTCCAGGTACCTGGGCAAGGAACCAAGTATCTAACTTGATGGTTGTTGCAGGAAACAAAACTTCAGAATATGTAGCTGGTCCTATTGTAAAAATGCTTGACAAATTGTTCCCTAAGACGTTTAAGCATAGAGATAACCAATACAAACTTGTAGGTACCAAAGTTACTTCCGAAGTCCAGACGTTTATCAAGAGGGAAATTATTGATAGTAAGTTACTTGAGTTGGTAAGAGACGGATTTAGTAAGTATGATACAAGGAAATATAAACCCAGCGAAACAACGGGTGAACAATCATTAGCAGACCTTATTGAAAACTCGATACGTTCTAAAATTATGAAAGATACTTACAGTAAGTCGAAAGTCGTAAATGAAACGTATAAGTTTTTGTTTAAGATGTTAAGTGATGACAAATACATTGATAGAGCTGCAATTAAGTACCTCGGAAAAATACTTACCGAAGATAACGTAAATCTTAACGAAGGACTTAGTACTGATGTAATAAACCATATTGCAGATGCATATGTTATGGCAGCTCAAGACTTTATGCACACGACTAACTTCTTTAACGATATAGAAACTAAGTTAAGAGAACGACTCGGCGATAAAGCATTTTTCGTTTACAAACAATTCTTGCCTTTTGCAGCTGCTTCTTGGAACTGGTTTGTTGCAGGCTTAAAATACACACCCGTTGGTTTAGTACAAGGTATATATCAATATGCTAAGTTAGAAAATACAATCGAAAAGATTGAAAATCGAAAACAAAAAGGTGAACAGGTAGTATCAAGTAGATTTGCAGAATATATTGCAAAAAGAAACATAGGTAAAGGTGTAATAGGAACAATAGGTTTGGCTATAGGAATTGCACTTGCCGCATTTGGAGTTGCAGGCATTGACGAAGAAGACGGAAAGTATAAACTTCGTGTTGGCGACGTGTATGTAGATATTAGCGATATATTTGGTACGCAAGGTATATTCGTCGGTATTGCAGCATTCAGTTCTATTAAGAGCGGTGATATATGGTCAGCAATGGGAAATGTCCTTGATACGATGTTTTTGGATAGTACATTTACCGACATGTTTAATTCGTTCCGATATAGTGAGACGTTCGGTGACTGGTTAAGGGACCAACCGTTCAGTATATTAAGTATGTTTATACCGAATATGTTGAAGGTATTAACATCTACTACTTACGGCCACAAGGTTCAATATAGCAAAGGTATACTTGGAAAACTTGAACGAATTGCAGCTCAATCAGTTCCAGGTATGGCATATGCATTGCCTAAACAGTATGACCCGTACACAGGTGAGTATCAAATACAATACAAAGTGTGGTTCTTAACAAAACTCGTAGACAAACTTTCTCCGCTCGACATATATGCTTACAATATTAGTGAACAAGAAAAGATTGCTATGAGTTTGGGAGTTAAGAAAGGTCCGTTAACTGGAAGATACAAAATCAATGGAGAAAAAATTAACCTTAACTCAAAAGAACTTTCGGAAGCAAATAAGTTCTATGGCGAATTAAATAGTAAGGACTTAAAAGAATTTACTTCTGGTACTAAAAAATATAAAGTATTTGACGATAAAAAAGGCAAATATGTTGAACTAACTTATAGTAAAATGACGGACAAACAAAAAGCTGCTGTCATCGACCGAATAATGTCAAACAACAGCAGCAAAGCTCAAATTTATATACTGACTAAACACGGTTATTATAAATATTATGCAAGTCAAGAAGAATACAAAGAACTCAAAAAGTTAGGCATCAATGTACAAAAGGCTAATGGTAACAAAAAAGGCTTTCTTAACAGTTAGGCCTATACCAACCTTGTTTCCTGAGTTCATTATCTAACCACTCTAAGTCGTCTTTTTCGCCGACGATTTCTAAATAGTCTCCTGATAGCGGGCATCTTATAGTTAGGTGCTCGCTATCTTTTTCTACTAATCGTAAAGATTTTTTAAGTCCCTGTGCACGTGATGTAACATATTTGAGAGTTTCATATCTGTTCGCATATTCGTATGGAACATAATTTCCTGTAAATATTGTCATATTGTCTCCTTATTATATTCATTTTTAATATATAATATTATTTGGTCGAATATTTTATCGAGGCAATCTTTTATTTTTATCTATTATATATTAAAATCTGTTAAAGTTATATCTTAATCGAAATAATTAAATCTATTCGTCGATATAATATCGTCACCTTTTAATTGCCTCCAAGGAATATCTAACAAGTCAGCACATCTACTAACATAGAACATATAATCTATATCCTTTTTAATATCCTCGAAGTCATATGTTGATAAATCGTTGTTAATCAATCTACAATGTTCTGGAATACTCGGCATTTTTGCATAAGATATATTGCCTTTGTACATCTTGTACTTAAATATTTGACCGAGTGATGTGTCTTTACTTGCATAAACTCTATTGCATTTATAAAGTTCCTTTTCAGTTCCGTCTTCAAATCGTTGAACAACACCTCTGTATGTAGGTCCTTTTTTACAAGTCATTGCAAAGTCAAATATATTGGTATTTTCTATTATGCTCTCAACTATATCTTTTCCGTATGCAAGATAATTTATTACAGCCTTTTGACTTACAAATGCAGTTAACGGGCTTATTAAAAAGTAACCCGGCTTTTCCCAAGTGTCCATAAGCCAAAGACCTTTTCTTTTAACCTTGCCACCTTCTTTTATGAGTAGATAGTTATTTACATCTCGTTGCCAAATCTTTTCTACCATATCTGCTTCCATATTTATTCCTGATACTTTTGACCACTCTTCTTGGTACGCTTTTATTTTAGGAATATCTTTTCGTCTGCAATAAACCAAAATACCATCTGTATTAGTTTGTATAACTTTTAATCCAGGAACGAATTTTGTAAGTTTATTTGCAAGAGCTGCAAGGAATATTTGTCCGAGTCTGCAACATCTTGTACACATATACGGGTCATACAAATCTAACCACTTGTTTCCCGATGCTCCGTATGTTGTATTCAATACCAATTTGTTGGCCAATTGAGCATCTTCTTCCTCTTGTGTTTTGTTTTCCTTATGTTTAAGCATAATTCGTTCATTAAATATGTTCTCAAACACCTTCGGGTTATGAACTGTTCTACTTAAGCAATCAAACTGTATTAACATAGAAGGATAATATGACGCAGCGTCTACATTCATAAGTGTCCACTCATCGTCCGACTCTACATACAAGTTGTTTGAATATACACTATGTATTCCTCCGTTTCCAAAAGATACGGTGTTTTCAAACAGCTTTATTTCAAAAGGTTTTGTATCAGTTCTAATTTGGTCAATCAGTTTGTTAGGTAAATTTTCGTAACAATATTCGTGAATTTTGCTAGGAAGTTTTATTTCGATTTCATCTGCGTCAGAGAAAGTACTTCTTTTTGCACCTAATGCTTTTGAAACCAGGTTTGCATTTGTACACATATAACAATCTCGTTCAGGTATGCCAAATTTCTTGCCTATTGCAAGTTTATTTTTAACATAACCTTTCATAACTTTATTATAAAAATACATACAAGCAAATACGTCGTGTCTGCAATAGTATGTCAAATCGTCTTTATCTTCGTCGGTCAAATCTTCTTTGTTAAAATCTACCGAGCTTTCCATAATGTCAAGACCAAGTATTGCCTCTTTTTCTTTTAATGAACCGTCGTTATCGTCTAACAAGTCCTGATAACAAATTCCTCTCAATCGTCTTTTTGCAAAAGGTTGTATTTTAATATGTTCCTTAGTGCTCCAAGCACAAGCGGGGTTTATTATTATGTCATTAAGTATTTTTATTTGTTGAGGGTTAAAACCTTGATATATGCCGTTTGCTATAACTAAGTCATATCCCTTTATGTTATATCCGGTCATAACGAAGTCTTCTTCCCTAAGCAACGAAATCAATTTATCCCTTGCGTCAGGCATATCACTATTTACTATAACGAAGTTATCTTTTATACTTTCTTTGATGTCTTTTTCGTCATCTGGCATATCGCCAAATACACATAGCCACCAATTAGGTGTAACTTCGAAGTCAAAAAATCTCATCTTCATAACTAATTCTCCTTAAAACGGTTTGAATGAGCTGTCAAAAGCTCCTCTCTTTGTAAATACTTGTACAGGAGGTGCATCATCTGTAATTGTCAACATCTTTATTTCCATCTGGTATAATGAACAAATATCTTCCTTAAATGTAAATGCGGTAGGTTTCTTTCCATACCCGTTGTTTGAACACCATTCCATAAATTGTGTATACAACACAGAACATTTTTTATTATACAAATCTCCAACTGTAATATCGTTTTCGTATAACCATTCGTTTAATGCGCTCTGTCTACGTTTGAACATTTCCAACAGTTGTTGTTCACTCTGCATTATTCTAAAACGTCCTTCTTCTATTGCAAGGCTTATTCCTTCTACAGCCTTAAACAAGAAGTATTGCATATCATTGTCGGTAATTTTATTTATAAACAACGGGTCAGGTTTCTCTACTTTATGATTTAACTCTATCAAAACCATTCGTCTATAAAGTCCTGATGTTTTATCCATAATCCTCGGAAGTCTGTTACAAGAAAATACAAGAGTTACATACGGGACGAAGTCGCATACCTCTTTGTAAATTTGTCGTACAGAAATCACGTTTCCTGATACAATAGATTTGAACCTGCCGGTATTTTCCAATGCTTTTCCATCTACGACATCGTCGTCTATGTTTACTAGTTTTCCTATCATCGTTGCAAGATAGTAATCTTTGTCTAAGTTATCTAACGATGCGTGTGAACAGTTAACATCTCCTCCTACAAGTTTATGAAGTAAGTTCGTAAATGTAGATTTTCCTGTACCACCTTCGCCCTTGAACAAGAAAAACTTTTCAAACAAATTTTTCTTCAACAAGCAATAACCTGCTATTTGATACAAGAATTGCATCTTAGTTACATCTCCGTCGGTTATCTCTTTCATAAACTGGTCAATTCTCGGAGAATACGGAGGGTCTGGATTGTATTCGTACGGTATAAATATTGTATTTATATCAGACTTGTTAGGTTCTTCGATTTCAGTTGTTACAAGATTTAGTATGCCGTTTTTGCAAGCAATCTTGTGCCAGTCCTTGTCGAAATCATTTATACTTACCTGAGTTTTAATACGGATAAAATCTCGTATCTCACCTCTTCCTGTTTTGTTAACATTCTTGTTTATTTCAAAGTGGATTATCCTATCAATATCTACATCGCTCATAGGTTTGTAATAAATTCCGTTGAACTTATAGAATGTAGAACCATACGATACAATATCATACTTGCCTATTATTTCGTCTGCCAATTTATTGTAGACGTTCTCTCTTTCGGCAGGAGCTATCTTATCTTCTTTGTCCCTTTGTTTGAGAACTGTCTTGAACAGCTCATTGTTAGGCATCGGAGTATCAAACAAGTTTTCGTTTATTATTCGTATCGTTTTCTCAACCTCTTGTGCACTTAACTTTTGGCATCTTTCAAGTTGTGAACGCCATTTGAACAATGCATTGTTTCTTCCATCTCCTTCTTTCATACCTATGAAGGACGGTGTACTATCTTTCAAAAGCGGTTTCAAAAAATAAGGAATGTCCTCTACAAAGTCATTCCATTCACCCCACGCTCTATGAGGGTCATTTGACGGCAAAACAATATAACCTGTTTTATTTGCTCTTGTATCAATTAACACGTTCAGTCCACACTTAACTCGACTATCACTCTTTATTGACTCGGTCGGGTCACGAAACAAGATGTGAATTCCTTTACTCGTGTAGTTGTAAGAATACTTTACCTCAAACTTTTCCAAGAGTCGTTCCAAGTATTGTTGTGTTCGTTCGTCATCTTTATTGTCTATATCTACAACAACAAATCCTTTAGGAACGACCCAACCTACTCTATATCCTTCTTGTAATGCCTCTTGTGCTTCTTCATAACTAAGTGGTTTGCTATTCCATCTGTTTATTGCTGCCTTAGTGTCAAATGCACTGTCGTACTTCTTGTCCTTAAATTGCTCCGGTTTGTATGCAGGAATTAAAACATAGCCACAATTAGGATATATTCTATTAAGTCTTGCTAAATTTTCGTCTAATCCCATTGTATCAATCTCCTTTTATTGACATAAATAAATCTGCCAACCTTTCCTTGTTTTTAACAGCATTCCATATTTTTGTTTCGATAGTATCTTTATGTAACAGTATATCTATTTGAACATCATCGGTTTGTCCCATTCGATATATTCTGTGTATCATTTGATTGTACTTTATATACGAATAATCCAAATTGTAAAACGTCATATGTTTACACATTTGCAAGTTAAACGACTCACATTTTGAACATTGTAACAAAAGTATATTTGCCTTACCTTTCTTAAAGTCGTCAACTATTTCTGTATATGTACAACCAGCTATCGTCAGTTCTTTTTGTATTGCAATTAAATCTGCCTCAAACCTATAAACTATTGTTCTCGGTCCAGAAATCATATGGTCACGAAGCCAGTCGAGTTTTCTATTTCGTTCTATGTCGTAAATTTTTCTGTTACCTTCGTCGTCATATACATATAAAAAGCCATTTACTGCCTGATGTGCTTTTTGAATTGCTGACAGTTTTGTCATTGTGCTTTCATAATCAGGAATTGCAATAATACCATCTTCTGCTTGTAAATATTCTTTTGTAGGTGTATATGGTATTTCTACAACGTTTACGTTTATGTCAGGCATATTATCTTCTTCGTCGTAGCCTATTCTTTGAGTATACATTGCAATATTTCGTTCCCAACCGGCTTTGTATTTTTCATTTATTCCGATAGGAATTGTTACCATCTGTCCGTGGAAAAACTTTTTATCAACATCACAACATAGCTGAACGAATTGAGTATATGTAATATTACCCCAGTCACTTATGCACATATTGTGAAACTGACAATAAATATCTACGTCACTATTGCCTCTCGGTGTTCCCGACAAACCCCAAACATATTCTGCTTTTTTAGAAAGCATATATACAAGTTTTGAAGATTTTGCATTATGCGACTTAATCTTATGGCATTCGTCAATAATTATTACGTCCCATTTTAATGATAACAACTTTGCCTTTGTCTTATCTTGTATCGCTGCGCTCAAACTCATAAGAACTGTATTCTTTGGTAAAATATTTTGAGGCTCTATTTCAGCAAGCCACATATTTTTTATTGCATCAGCGGTAGAAAGAATTAAAACTTTTGCATTTCCGTTTTTCGATTTGTCTACATCTCTCAATGCATCTATCGTAGGATAGGTTTTTCCTTTCCCAGGTTTGTAATATAAACAACAATGTTTTCTTTCTAATAAAAACAAATAGCCGAGTTCTTGGTAGTCTCGTCTATTCAATAAATATTCGTCGTAAAGCATTTAATTTTCCTCATCACCTGTAAATTTTAGCATAAGTGCTTCTACAATGTCCGGGTCGTCTATCGAAAACCAGAGTCCAGATGCCTTTTGGATTTGTTTCCCTACAATTATTTGAGCATCGGAGCTGTCGTAAACTTTCTTGTTTCTTTTTACCTCTATTCCTACGAATAATCCTACTTTAGCATTTTCTCCGAACAATTCTACAATCTTTTTTAATGTAACAGGTACACAAGCGGTTAAATCAGGTCTACCTTTTTCAGTATACATACTTTGTGCATTCTTGTATACATAACCACCGTACTTTCTAATCGTTCTCATCATTTTTGCTTGGACGTCACTCTCTAACTTGTTTGCCATAAATACCTCCGTAATAATCGTTGCGTGAAAAACCGGATTTGAACCGGTATACAAGGTTTTACCATTAAACTATTTTTCACATAATATTTTTGACGTTTCAGGTTTCGTCCGGGATTTAAACCGAGTGTAATATTTACACACCTAAACAACAAGTATTATTTACTATGAATTACGCTTCTTTGTATTCTACGATTTTGTAGCTTACCTTTTCTTCTACGCCATCTTCAAACGTTCCGTCGTCAAGAGGAATTTTAACTTGTTTTTCGTAGGTTTGTTCTTCAACGACACCTCTGAACTTTTTGCCAACAAGTTCGTTTCCGATGGTTTCATAATCGCAAGAAAATGAGTTAATCTTTTCTTTTGTATTAAGTTTAAGGCAAGCCTTGATGAGGTTGTTGTACGACCATCTTGCTTTCGGATTAAGCGAATGATAAATAGTAGCACGTCCTTCATCGCTCTTAACGTTGAATACTGCCATCATATTGTCATTCTTGCTGTCCTTAAGTTCGTAGTCTGTAATTTCAAACTCAAATTCGCCTTCTTTGCTCAAAAATCCTACGCTTTCGTAGTCACTAAACTTTTCTACCATTGTGATATTCTCCTTTAATTATTTTCGTTATTTTCTTCTGTTTCTTTTTCGCCGTCTTCTGTTGTTAAAACGTTTACAGCATCTAACCTTCCGGCTTTGATTAGTTTCTGCCACTTATCATAGTTAAAATCCTCTATGAATGCGCCTTTCTGCAAAAGGATGTCTCTTGTTCCGGTGTCCATCAAAGGATGCGGTCCTACGTATGTAAGAAACTTAACTTCTCTCTCACCGTCATCGTTTATTACCGTTTTTCTGCAACAATAAAAGATGTTCGACGCGTCCTTCATATATTTGACGCCACTCTTAATTGTCAAGTCCGGAATAATTCGGATTTCCTTGTTCAAGCCGCTAGTCTCATACAGTTCTTGTTCTGATGTGTGAGTTATCCATACAATAATTACTTGTTGTTCTTCGCTAAATCGTTTCATATTGTCCTTTATGTTAAGGACCATCTTTGCTACGTCACCCCACTCTTGCTGAGAAAGTGGACGTCCACCTTTTGCAAATTCAAGGTACGATTTGTAATCGTCTTGCAATGAACCGACAGTATCAATTACAATCGTTTTGAATTTATCAGCATCCGGCTTTCTCAGTTCTGCTAACAGCATCGCGAGTTTTTCGATAGATGTTTTTGCTATTTTTCCGCCTACAACAGGGTCGTTTTTAAGATTTTTTACTTTAATCAAGCCTTTTTCTACTTCGTCCCGATATTTAGTAAAAAGAACTCTTCCGCCGCCATCGTCTCCTACTGATACGTATAACAATGGTTTCGGATAACTACCTGCAATAAGCGTCTTGCCTGACTTTGGCTTACCCATATATAAGTCTATGCTATGAGTAATGAAAGTATCATATTGCATATTGTGCCTCCTTTATATTATAAATTTTATTACTTCGTTAAATTTTTGTTTCTTCCAGTTATAAGTAAATACTTCTGCCTTAGTGAACTTGCTTAACATTGTAAGTATTAACTTATAAGCATCTTTTATTTTTGTAGCTGTTTCTTTGTCAGTAATATTATCTTCGCCTCGTTTTATGCTATCTTCAAAAGCAGAGTCGGTTTCACAAAGGATTATCTTGCAATATTTTAACAAATAGCACATCTGCTCTAAGTTCAGGTCTCCCGTTTCTTTGCCGTCAACAGTTCTGTAAACAAGTTCCGTTATAAAACTCCGGTCAATTATTGCATCGCCTTTGTTTATTAACTTCAACCATTGCTCATACAAGTTAGTCTCGTCACGGTTTACCGGAGCCGCTACGTTAAAACCGAACTCTTTTAACTGTTTACAAAGTGTTGTTTTTCCTGAGCCGTCTGCTCCTTCTAATAGTACTAACATATTACTTACCTGTAGAACCTAACTTTCCAGAGGTCCTCTTTCCTTGTTTTTTAACAACTACGTTATCTATATTACTTCTGTTAAAAGGAACCGTTACTACCTGACAAAATGCCTCACCTTTTTTGTATTCTATAATGCTATTACTTACATTATGAACTATTGCTTCTACTTCTCCGTTGTAGTTAGGGTCTATCGGACACATAGCCAGAATTATTCCTTTTGATGCCGCAGAAGTTCTACTGCAAAGTAAAGCCATTTCACCTTCTTTCGGAGTTACGTTAACTTTAAGACTGAAACTTTGTGTAGACATTGGCATAAATACTACATCTTCTTGCAAACAAATATCTACTCCTGCGTCGTCTTCGTAACCTTTAACAAATATGTTCTTGTTAGGTTCAGATTTTTCCGTAGGAATATTGTATTTTTTACAAAAGCTTTCATATTCGTTGTCAAACTTACTTTTCGTTGACTTGTAAACTTGTGTGGAAAAATCACCGCTCGGAAAACGAAGTTCGTATTCTATGAATTTATAACAAGCCATCAGGTCTGCAAGATGAACTACTTCTGCTGTGATTTCGTCTTTTTTACCTATTATATGACTTTCAAACAGTTCCTCTTCGTCATCTATTTCCTTTCGAAGTCCGTTTACTTTATCTTTTGTAACTGAAAGAATGTCGCCACGAAGTAACTCTAACGAGTCGTGAAGCATAGCAAGTCTTATCATATACTCAAAGTCTATTTTGTTCTTTAACTCTTCGTTCTTTACTGTAAAGAAATCGTAAAGTTTAATAACACAAGCACAAACAAGGTGAGTATGTTCTGCAAGGTTCTCTTGTTCACGTAAGTCTCTGCCGTTCCATCTGTTTAGGCATCTCATTTGTAATGCATTATCTGCAATATCGAAGTTTTCTATAAACTCTTTTACGTCCTGTTGCATTATTTGTTCTCCTTGTAATAAGGCATAGTTTTTATGCTGTTTTTTGCTGCTCTAGGAAGGTTCTCATCGTATGTTGTAGGAAGTGTAATTCCTGCACTTTCCACTATCTGCCAACGAGCTATTTCCTTGGCTTCTTTTTGAGTAAGTAAATAAGGTTCTTCGTGCAGCATTCTTTCAAGTTCCATTTTCCAACAAGACTTTCTCCAGTCGTTTTGTGCAGGACGTTTTACAGGTCGGTTTTCAAACGGCAAGAAATCTCCGTTAAACACATTTGTTCGTTTGTAAAAATTGTCGTCTATGCAGTTTTTCTCGTTTATCAGCCAATTCCACAATGTAAGCGAATTTTCGTCGTCAAGTTCACATATTGCTCTTCTAAGCTCGAAGAACATTTTTCTGTAAACGTAGTTAAGTTCATCGCAAAAGCTGTTGTTTGTTCTTGAATAACAAGACCTTGCAAATGCAGCCGGAGTAAAACTACAAGTTAACGAAATCGTTTGACTGTGCAAGCAAATGTATCTCGACTCCGGAAACGGAATTTCCTTTTCGCAACATTCAATATATGCACTTTCAAGTAACTCTTGTGCCTTAGTTAGTTTTTCCATAATAGAGGCATCGTTGTAAATGTTGAGAGGAATGTTAAACTCTTGGCTAAGAGGCCTAAGTCCGTGGCTTTCGCTACAAAAAATAGCATTATCTCTTGTAAGTTGAGCCAAGCAAATTCTGCTTATTCCTTCAACTGCAAACTCTATTCTTGTTGCTTCCATCAAAAACTTAGGAAAAGTGGTTCCGTCAAGAACTTCTTGGACAAATCTTTTTACTTCGTATTTGTCTCGTTTGTAGTTATCGTTAGGAATTTCGTACGAATCGCTGCCGAAAACACCAAAACGGTATGCCCTTTTAGCAAGATTGTTTCCTTCAAATGACAAAAGTTTAACTTTTATGTTAGAATAACCTTTGTTAAATTTAGCCATTATTCAATGCCCTCCCATTTGTTCTCGATTTTTATTGTTTCATAATCTTGTCCCATCAAAAGTTTTGAAAACTCTTTTAATGTTGTGCAGGTACCGGTGAATGCAAGCATTACATTTGTGTGTGACAAGAATGTGGTATCGTCCAAGCCTAACAACACGATTTTCTTTTTCAACGAATATGCCATTCCGATTTCCCATGCAGTTCCAACGTCTTTTTCATCTACGAATGCGACTACCATATCACAATCTTGTATGTTCTCGACGTTCTTTGTAAATGCATCGTAAGGTTTATCGTTTATTTGACATCTCGGAAAGAAAACTTTGTACTCACTGTAAGGAGTAGATACTGCTGCGATTACAGTTGCCGAATTGTAAAACGAGTTAGACTTCTCGTTGAACCAAGGTCCTGCAAAATATATCTTTTTGGTTTTCTTACGTTGTTCGCAAATCGTTTCATTAGGAAGGACACTTAAAGCTGCCATTTGTTCTTTTGCAATGAGTTCTCTGAGTTGCTTTATATCGAGCGAATTGTATGTGCTCATACCTCTCGAAGTGCCTGTTTTACCTGCCTCAATTGTCATTTTCTTTTACCTCATCATATTGCGGGTCGTTCATATACTTATTGATAAGGTCTGTAACGTCACTCGCGGATTTTATAACTCCATCTTTTAACAAGCATTTAATTACAACGGTCATAGCAAAAGCAGTTTCTGCTACATTCGAACCTTTTGCCAGGTCTACGATGTAAGTATTTTTGCTTTCATTAAATGCGACAGCCATCAAAATGACAGAGTCGTCAGTGTTAGTTGATACATTTTTTTGTTCTTCGTTCATAAGTTAACCTCTCTTTTTTGGTAAGATTTTTATTTTTCGTATTATATTATATTCAAATTTTTTAATTATATTCCCAATCAGATTATATCCTTTAACGAATTTTAATATATAATATAATGAAATTATATATAATCTTGATTAGATATTCAACCGATTAGATATTATATATTAAAAAATGAATATAAAGTAATACCTTAATACTGGCTCGTTTCCTCTTTGTCATCTCGTACCCGTTTTAATCTCGGAAATCTTAACGAGTATCTGTTTGTACCTCTGTTTGCAGACTCTTGACTTAAAGAAAAATAGCTTATCTCTACAATTTTGCCACAAATTTTCTCAGGATGTAATGCCCAATCCTCTCGTTGTTCGTCGCTTATGCCTGTTCCTACCGAACAAGTCACAACTTTTCCATCAAAGTTTGCTTGACAATAGATATTTCCTAACACATTGTAGTATTTACCAGTTCCATATGACCAGTCAAATACTTTCATATCCATTGTGTATACCTTTTTAAGCTTAAGTAATTGGTCAGTCCTCTTGTTCAAGTAATTTGAATTTGCAAGGTTAATCATAAGTCCTTCGGCTCCTGTATCTGTTACTTTATTTAACAAGCTCCAAATATCGAGTTTCAGTTCGTCTGGCGTTTTGTAGTGTGCAAGAACAGGAACTATACGAATGTCTTCACCTATGTCAAGTCTGTTGAATGTTTCAAGTTCCATACGACGGTCGATGTAAGAACTGTTTGTATCTACAATGTCAAAAATATTGTATACCAACTTCTTATCCGTTGTATGTCTATTTATCATACCTGACGTAAAGTTGAAATCAGTATCGTTATTCTTAAAGTTACTATCACCTCGTCCAAACACCATATCTTCCAACTTTTTAGAATTACTTGTTTGTAAAGGACTTAGCACTTCGCCATCGTAAACATATCGTTTATCCATACAACTCATATCGAAGTTTACGTGCATTGCTTTTCCATTCCTTGATGTAAAGTTCCATTTTTCGCCATCCCAACTAGCAATACATCTATTGCCATCAAGTTTTTCAGTTACGAAATAACCGTCCTTTGAAAACTTTATGTCTCCTTCAAACTTTTTAGCAAGCATCGGCGAGATTATGCTCTTTTCTACAAGGCTTTCACCTATTCCTAACCTCAATGTTCTATTTACAATAGGTTCAAAGAAGTCTGCCCAGTTAGTAGTCAATGATACATACGACATAATATTCTCTGTACTCAAATCTTTGTCCTTTGCAGGTGTAAGTAAAAATTGAAGTACTGATTTAACAGTCATTGCACAGATTGTAGAGTTATACAAAAAAGGATATCGTTTATAAGTATAACCGAACTTATGTTTTCCCGCAAGACATTCAATTATGAAGTCGAAATCTTCCTTACATCTTGGGTCGATGTCCTTAACTATTTGTTCCTTCTCAATCCTTGAATTAGTATCTTGCAACAAATCAAATATGTAACTTAAATAGTCTACTCTTTCTTGTAAAGTCATTTGTTTCTCCTTTTAATGTTCCTAATCTCTCTGTTTATGTACCAAATAGCCTTTTGAAGGTCCTCTATTTCCTTTGATGCATCTTTTTTGCCGGCTCTACAAATATATTTTATTGCATTGCCTCTGTGATAACTCAATTGTTTATCCTCTATGAACTCTATTACCTCAATTTTTCCATCGGTATAATGAGACGGATGTTTTACGTTATCGTCTATCATAATCTACTCCTTTTGTTTAATTTAGCACTGTACTCATATTCTGCCGCCACGGCATCTATCAACAATCTGTTAACTTTGTCGTCAGGTGTCGCAATAAATTGTCTAAGCAATACACGGATAAGTGATGCAAGTTGACCTTTTGGTTTGTCGCCACTAAGTCTTACCAACTTTTCTATTGCCTCTTGTTTAACATCATCGTCAAGATAGAAGTTGAATAATGTTTTATTTGACATGCTTTTCCTCCTTCGGCTCTAATTTTTCCTTTAGCCAAGATTTCCAAACTTCGCTGCATTTTAATGACCTTGTCGAACGACATTTTCTATAACAAGGACATTCGCTGCAGTTAAGTGAATTACAAAACGAATCGTTAAAAATATTATACAACCAATCGTAGTTATTCTTCATTTTCGCACTCCTTTATAAGTTCGTCAATTACGTACATAGTTGCTACGGATCTGCAGTAAGTTCTACCGTTTGATACATACGTTCTTTGTTTCTTTTCTCGTTCCTCTTGTTTCTTAGCATCCTCATACTTTTCTCGTTCTTTGCGATAATACTCACAAGTATCGTGACAACCAGGATGTCGGTCAGGTGCTGCACAGTCTTTGCAAACTGTAAAAAACTCACTTATTTTTCTCATCTTTCATCTCCATAGCTAATGCCAGAACAGGTTCTATTGGCATAATTTTACAAGTTTTAATATCTCCTTGTTTACCGGTGAGAGGACAAACATAAATGCAATCTCCACCTAATCTTACATGTAGTCTGGAAAGTTTACATTTCTCACAACTGGTTGGACATTGATTAGCAAAAGTGTATAAATTCATATTAACTCCTTAAAAAATTTAATAGGTTGCTATACCGCAACGAGTGATATACTGACATCCATATTCCGAACAACAATGCTATTCCTATCAAAACATAGGTGATTATTGAAAATGCATCGTCTGCTCTCATAATTGCAATTGCAATATCGAATGCCAATGCTATACTTTCAACTAACGATACAATCCAAGATTGGATATATCTTCGTTTAACCAAACAGATACCTTGTTCTTCGCTCATCGTTCTTCCTCTCTTAAACTTTTTATTATTTTGCTACAAGTAAAAATGTTATCAAGCAAAAATGATTGTACAATAAGCAATGCTCCTAATACGAGTGCTCCGCACACTATTACAAGTTTATCGTGAATGTGTCGGCCAATAACTATTGCATTTGAAATAAGTCCTACAAATATCACTACTGACCGATATATCATAACACGTCTGTCTTTAATAGCATTATACAATATTACTCTTCTTTGTTCTTCGTTCACTTTTCGTTCTCCTGTTGATTAAGAAAGCAAGGTGGGACAGAACCTGCTCTGTATACGACGATTTTAATTTTAAGGTCGCGGTCGTTAATGAACATCGCTAAATCGTCAATGTCAATACTGCCATCTTCTACAAGCAATATTTTGTAGTCTTCCGGTCTTCTGGGTTTCTTTGGTCTTTTTGGTTCCGTAAATAATTTCATTCTTTTCATTCCTTTACCTCCGATTGTTTGCATATTTTAAGTCTTTTGCAATGATAGTTTTCTTCTTCCAGTGCATATTTGAATGCAAGACAATAAGTTGCTACTCCGTCGTCGACGCACATAGGACATACGTTGTCTGGTTTGTCGCAATAGTCGTCTGGGACTTCAAGTTCGACTTTAATCTTCGGCATTTTTACATTCCTCACGATTTCGACTTTAATCTTCGGCATTTTCTACCTCCTCGTCTCCGTGTTCATATAACCAATCAAAGATTGTCTCACCGCAACTTTTAACGAACGGACATTCTTGACTGTTAGCAGGGCATTCGTCGCAATTTAATGTCATTTTTGCAAATTCCGAAATGCTACTATCCGTCCATTTTGTTTTGTTTATAATCGTTTTAACTTTTTCCAAAAGTAATTCCCGTTTCGTCATTCTTCTACCTCCACCAACGTGTCTTTGTCAAGGCATATAAGCGGACGAACCCCGCCGACGCGGATGTACGCATAGTCGTAGTTCAGTGTACCATCTAAGTCCAAAGTGCGAACAAAGCAATCACGTGTTGTCGTAGCCGTAATCGTCCAATACCATTTGTTTGTTTCAGGAATGTACTTTCTGTACTTTCTGTATTCGTCACAAGTTAGCATTGATACACTATCACTACAATGTCCATAGTGGGTAAGTCCGTCGTCGGTTGTTAAGTCGCGGTCAAACAACATAAGTTTGTCAATGTCGGGGACACGACTCGCCGCTCTTCTTCCAATATCGCCTCTTAATTGTGATTTGCTCCAATCGTTTGTTTTGTTGTCAAACTCACTTTTGAACCACGCGTCTTTTGCGAGGCATAAGCAACCTGCAGAGATAGTGTCGAGTTTGATATACTCTTTCTTGCCCCACTTGAACGTTGCTCCTTGTTCAATATCTGCGACAGGCATCTTGTCGTCAAAAGCTATAAGCCCCGACTTTAACAAGTCTAATGCAATAACGCCGACTTCCATTTCGGAAATGGCAATCGCATTCTTGTTACACGATTTGTTTATGATTATTTCGATTTGTTCTTGTTTAGTCATTTATTTAACTCCTCCAAAAGTTTGTCTATATTGTCAACAAATACATATCTATGCCATTTGCCGTCTGGGAAAAAGTTATCACAACGACTGAGCTTCTTTGCTTCATTCAGTACATCAATTTGTGCTTGTTTTTGCGCTGTTTTAACAAAGTTACAGGTTAATCTCGCATTAAGTTCTGCTTTAAGTTCTTTAACTTCTGCGTTGAGTTCGTCTATCTGTCTGCAGTCGGATTTTAAGCGTTCCAAAGAGCGAGTATAGTCTGCAGTAAGTTGCCTGTTTACTTCTTTTAATCTTTCGTTTTCTTCTTCAAGTCTTGTCGTTCCCATCATCGTCCTCATACCAATCGTGCGAATCGCTGTATTTACAACCGCATTCCGGGCAAACATATTCGCCATACTTGTCGCTGTAGTCCATATATGCTCCACACTTAGGACAAACACCGTCGTCTTCTATGTCTTGCAATATGCCATCTTTGCAGTTTGCTCTCATCTCTTTAAGTTTTGCAAGAGTTCGCTTAGCATATGTTTCAGGACCCAACTCTTTAATCTCTGCAATAGCACCATCGAGTGCATCAAGGTATTCTTGTTTATCCTCGTGACTCCAATGGTCATAAAATACATTTGTTAATTCAGTATCTGCTACCATTTTTGTCCTCCTTAAAATTTCGTCGGCACTATTGTAAGAATAGTTATCCATAAATCAATATATTGTTTGCTCAACTTGCCGTTGTCATCTTGAAAATCTTGTGACGCTGTTATAACATATCCGCACTGTTCCGCGTCGTCGCCGCTTTCGTTGTCGATATACATTGCCGCTTTGTTCTTTATCGCGTTTTTGGTTATTGTTGTATAATCTTCACGCTCAACCAATTTTACGTATTTATCAAGGGCTTCGGCGATGCTGTCGGCGGTAATAATCTTTTCCCTTATTATTCCGGGGTCAATCCACCATTTGTCCCTGTTGTAGTCTTTCATTGTCGCGCTTGTCTTAAAAATAAATCTCATTTTTACTCCTTCGCCTTAGGCTATTTTAATATCCTTCTTTTGTAATGCGTTTCTCACAACGTTCCATCAACCATTCTTTACCACAGAAGTTAATGTCACGTATTTCCATTTGGTATTGTTTACCGAAACCACAAAAGCCTTCACCATACACAGCAGTTGTTGCCATTTCGTAAAGGTTTTTTACAAGCCTATCGTGGTCTTTTAACAATGCTTCTGCACTTTTGTATTCTTCACTATCTTCGGAATAGTCAAGTAAGGTGTTTTCAAGACCACCGAGTAAATCGTTTGCTGCCCAATAGATGTTGTAAAATGCTTTCTTTTGTCTTGCATTCATTTCTGATACTTTCATTGTAAACTCCTTTTCGTTCTCTGTTTTTGCTATACCAAACACAACTTTTCCATTCTTCCTTGCAAAATAGTCGGCATCACTTAATTTCCTGAAGTTGAAACAAATATTACCTATAAGTACTTTATACATAACTACTTATCATCGTGTTTGTCACGAGATTTGTCCTCCTTCTCTTTTTTTCTATCTGCCAAATAGTCAAGAGTCATTGGAATAGCCATACTTAAAAATGCTGCCAATACCGCAACTATAGCTGCCCACCACATTAAAAGTCTCCTTCCACTGTTAGCCAAGGTTTGCAAGCGGTAAGATACTCGCAAGATTTGCAAGAATATGAGTCGTATTTCCTTAGGAACGGCATATTATGTTCAACCATAAAGTCTATCATTTTTGCTGCATTCATCAGGTCGTTAAGTACTCCTGTGTACACCTCGCTGTCTAAATATTGTATCGACAAGTATGCGGCTTTATTTAATGCAAGGTTATTCCATATGTCGTGGTAATAACCGCCTTCTTTGCAATTGTAATAGTTATCGTCTCCGTGAACTGCCTTAACACATTGTTCATAAAACTCTTGTGACACGTTTTGTGATTTCGAGCGAGACAATGTTCCATTACTTAGCAAGGTAGGTTTATCGAATGCCTTCTTGGGAATGTCGATATAGCCATATCTTATGTTATGCAATGGAATGTCATAGTTAATATGTACAAGGAATGCATACAAAGGCAACTGGCTGTTCATATCGAAGTCGTCTTGTGTCTTTTTACTCGAACTGAATTTGTAGTCAAGTATTATCGCATTTGTTTTAGTGTATATAAGGCAGTCTATGACACCTACCACAGGTTGTTCGATGTCGGTATATCCGAGTTTTTTAAGTTGCTCAACGGTTAGTTGAAGTTTAACCTCTCGTTCTATGGCCACGTTACCTGTTTGTGTGTCCATAAGTTCTTTTGTTAGTTCTCTCTCATATATTGCCGTTTGTTTTATGACCGGAACGAAATAGTTTTGCCAACTTTCTATTCCGAACTCCTCTTTAAGTTCAGGATAAAGTACTTCGGAAGGGATTACCTGTTCGTAATCACCTGGTTGAATTACTCCGTCGTCATATTCGTCTCTCAGCTTACCTGCTTTGTATAAGCAATCGTGTGCCATAATACCGAATGTAAGGTGAGGTGAAATCGGTTTGCAAGGAGGAGTATGTAAAATGTAATTGTGTTCGTATTTTGCCATACAATTTGCGAAACTGTTTAGTGATGAGTTGCTATGAGCCATATGTTGTACCTCCGGTTAAATTACTTTGTTTGATAAAATGACGACCAACTCAAGCCCATTTCCTTGAATTTTTCTTTGAGTCTGTACATTTTCCGTTGTGACCAAGATGTCGTGTGTTTGTTTCCATAGTCCCTCATAAGCTGTTCAAACTGTCGTTCACCTATGAGTTCTATGCATATGTCTTTTACTTGTCCGAATACATATTTTATGAAGTCCTCGTCTTGCTTTGCCTCTTCTTCCTCTTCTATGGAAATGTCAGGCAACATATCTGCAAGAGTTAACGAGTTGTCTTCGCCTTGATGTACCACTGTGTCTATGCTTATTATCTCCGGCTTGTTTCGTTCGCTACGTAGATAGCAAAGTATGTCGTTATTATAGCATCGTTCTATGAGTGATGGATGCAAGTAATAGCCTTTGTGATACAAATTTAACATAGTCAGTCTGCATATCTGTTTAGCATCGTCTAACTCCAACTGAGACCACCTTTGTACTTGTTTCAAGGCGCATTTAGATATAAACGGCTCGAACAACTGAAGTTGCATCTCGATGGGTGGTTGTTTGTAACCTATGACGTTTGCTATCTTTTGTTCTCCACTTTCCTTGATGACCTTAAATATGTCGTTGACCACGTCATCAGCTTGCAGAGTATTATATCTATCCTTCTGACTGATAGTGTATTCTATCTGCCAGTAGGCCAGTTTGTCTTGTTTGTATCGTTCATACACGAGGTATGAGTATATAGTTTTAAGTTCGTCGAGGACGGTATGCAGTTGACGCAAGATGTCCTCGTCTGTACAGGTTGCACTTATCTTTTGAATTAGTTTGTCAGTTATGTTCTCTGTCATCGCTAAGGTACTCCTCTAGTTTGTTAAGTAGTTCGTCTATGACAATGAGTTCTCGTTCGACCTTCTTGTCATCTTTTTTAGCTATGCCCACACGTTTCAGTGAGCTTCTTGCTGTGTCTATGTGTTTGATTAGACGTTTGAGTTCTTTGTCCTCGTAGCGGTTTACTGTTTTCCAGCCAAGGTCATCGTAGACAGCGAAGTCAACGAACCAGTACAATATCCGACGTATGGATAGCTTGGGACTGTTGACCGGATAGCACTGCAGCATGTCTATGTAGTCAGGCTGGTTGATAGTTATGTTATATCGTCCGGCTCCCTCACGGTTTTTGCAAGCAGGTCTGTCTATGAGCTCAATGTTTCCATCAGCACCTTCTTGCAAGATGCGGTTGACCACCTCCGACAGGTCACCGAACAAGCATAATGTGTCTACCACATATTTATGCAAATATACGCTTTGTATCATTGTGAGTTCCTCCTATAGCACTCAGGCCCGAGGCCTCTCTGTATACTCTCTGGAGTAGTGAGCTTCCTGCCACAGCGACCACATCTTCCCTCGTGGTACACATGCAGGTTGTTAGGTATGTTGTACAGGTTGTCAAAGAAGAAGCTTATTGCTCTGAGTGATGCCGGCCAGGCCATCTGCATCTTGTCTTTCCAAGGCTTAGCAGGATGGAAGTAGCAAGTGTCACTGTAGTAGCAACCTATGTACTGGTAGTCGTCCTCGTTGTCTGGACCACTGAGCAGGTGAATGAAGTACAAGTGTTCCTGATTTTTAGATTGTTTCACCTTGTAAGTAAAATGTACACCTGTGTTGCCAGACTGCAAGGTGACTGTAGCGTTGCCTGCAAGAGTGTAGTCGACGATGGCGTCTGATTTAAGCTCGTTCATCTCACGCCTCCCTTCTCACAGATGCGTCTCAGTTGTTCCAACTCTTCCTTGTCGGCCTCAATCTGTTCACGGAGTTTCTCTCGTTGTGTTTGGTCAACCCAGTGACCGTCCTTGTTCTTTTCCCAGTACTCAACAATCTTGTCGTTGTCAGTTATCTTGTAGACCTTTAAGCTGGGGTATGTGGTGATAAGTTCCTCGAGGTCAGGATGCTTTTGCAATAGTTCTTTCATAGCAGGTACTCCTTGTAATATGTATATATTTATATCGAGAATTTTTATATAGGCCCAGCTACAAGAGGCCAGGCCTGTATAAAATGTTGTGTGGACGGTTAGTTGTTCTGGGAAGCAAGCAAGGCATCGAGTGCAGCTTGTGCTTTAGCCAGTCTGCCTTCAGCCATCTTCTTCTTTTGTTCTACCGTCATAGGAGCACGTTTTGCTCTGGGAGCCTTAGGTGCATTTGCTTTAGCTTCTTCTGCAAGAGCGAGAAGCTCGTTGTAACGTTCGTAGTCCTCAGGAAGGATAAAGTCAATAAAAGATTTGCTCATTATTATTACTCCTTGTATTTATTGCGTAGCTGGATATGGAGCTCACAGCTGTTGCAAGATTAGATGTTGCCTTCTGCTGCTTCAGCTTCAAGTTTTGCAAGAGCGGCCTGAGCCTTAGCGAGTTTTGCCTGTGCTTTCTCGAGTTCCGTCATAGGTTTGGTCTTGGCGGCTTCACGAGCTGCGATAGCACGTTCTACGATAGCCTTGTACTCGGCTTGGAGGTCTTCCGAGAGGTACGAGATAAGTTTCTCGTTGGGAAGTTTGTTGCCGATGGAACCGATGTGACGGCTGGGTTTATAGCAGAGTTCTACGAAACCTTTCTCGGAAATCTCCGCGTCTGCCTTCTTGCGGTTGAACCACTGGCGGTTGGATTTGTTTTTGGTAAGGACGATAGTCTTGTCGTCTGCATCACAGAATTTGCAAACAGGACCGACTGTGCCGTCGAAGTCTACGACATGGAAGTTGCCATCGTCGTCTTTGATAATTTTCGCATAAGCTTCGCCTTCAACGAGAGTTTCTGCTACGTTTTCTTCAATGTGTTCTTTCATTGTTTTGATAGTCTCCTTGTTATAATAATTTGGTTTATCTAATGACTGCTCCATCAGTCGTCAGTTCATTTATTGGTTATATTATATTATATGAATAAAATGGTAATATTATTCCTACTTATTTTTCGATTTTACCTTACAAGGTATGAGGTAAAATCGGCCTCGATGCCATACTCGCGTTTTGTTGTAGGTAAATTATTTATCATTCTATTATAGGTTAGAGTGATAACTGATACAAAAATTTATCAGTAACAGGAAAATTTTTCAATCTTTTTAGAAAAAAATGAGGCCCCCCCCCAAAATTATTTTATGTTATTTTATTTATTACATATTTTA